CTAGTATTTTATCTCTAAAATTTTTGGTTGAATCAAAGTCTAAGTAACTTGGCATTATTCTGTTTTAATATAAATAGATATAAACTAATTTATCTTCCTTTAGCAACTGGAGGTGTTGTGTAATCTGAATCCGCTCTTGAACCCCAACTTGCAAATAAACTTTGGTCTTTTACAATTTCTCTTTGAAGTGCATCCATAACTGCAGGAACTTGAACTTCATGTTTAACACTCATATTCACATTTTGTGTTCCTTTATTTGTGTCCGCAACTTTTTTCTCGACCTCATTTTTAACTTGGTCTGCGGTCATTACTTCATTTGATTTTGGTGCGTTTACTTTTGCCGTTTGGGCTTTTTTATCAGCATCTTTTTTTGCGTCCGCCTCTAATTTAGATAAAATTTTATTTACAGAAGCTTCACTACCACCTGTCATTACTCTTACTGTATCCGCAGCCGCCTTAAATGACACACCAGCACCTTCAGCAACCGCTTTAATTAATTCTTCACCCCTAAGTCTTGTTGATGCAACTAAAAAGGTTAAATCTCTTCTAATATTTTCAACGTCTGTCGCTTGTTTTCTAACAATATCTTCTGGCGATAATTTCTCAAATTCTTTTTTAAATTCCAATAATTTACTAGCTTGTGTATCTGTTAAAGATTCTAATGCTACGGTTGTACCACCAAAATAATCTTTTAATTCTTTAGATTGTAATGAAACGGTCATTTTACCGTCTTGCATCTGTGCAATGTTTGTTAAAAATTCTTTGTCCTCCGCTTTAATACTTAGACCAGATAACGATTCACCCGCTGTTAACCTTTCTTGAGCGGCAACTGCCGCGTTAGTTAACTCTTTATAATCAACACCTAACGCCTGTGCCATTTCTCTTGCCTTTCTTAGGTTAAGTCCCGTTACCTCAAATCTTCCTTGTTCTTGGTTATATGTTGCCAATGAACTCGCAGCACCAATTAATGCATCTTGTAAACCTTCCACATTATTTGTGGCCATATACATTAGTTTAAGTGGGTCGTTAAAATCTCCTATTGCTCCACCTAACACTTGTAAATTTGCGGCCAAATCAATGGCCTTTTCAGGTGTAAACACATTGTCCGCCAATTTAGAAACTTCAGCAATACTAATTCTAAATTCGGTTGCTTTTTGAACCATTCTTTCAAGACCCTGAACTCCGTTTTGAAAACCATACGAATTTAATAACCCAATATTTTGACCTAATTCTTTTGTAATTTTTTGTGAACTTAAACCAAGATTTATTGATCTTGCACCAGCCTCTGAAACTGCTTTCACAACACCAGTTGCACCAATACCAACCCTTTCAAATCCGGGTATCATCTCAACAACCTCAGCAATACTTCCAACGTAAGCCTTAGCCGCTAAACCCATAGACTCAAATTGTTCTTTATTAATTAAATTAAATTTACCCGATTGTTGTACTAATGACACTGCAGCATTTGCCAATTCAGAATATTCAATTCCTAATCTTGCTAATGCGGGATATGCTGCAGATATTTCTTCTCTATAATTTTTTGATAATTTACCTGTTAATCCTGTTTTAGTGTTAATGTCTGTTAACAATACAGCTTGGTTACTTAATTCTTGTTTTCCTTGTGTTCCTGCTTCCTCAAGAATATTTGAAAATATTTTACCTGATTCTAATAAATTACCTTTTGTATCAAACGCCAAACTAAACACTTTTTCGGCGTTTACAACACTTTTACTATCAGCATATGAACCACCAGCCTCTTGTGTTTGTATGATACCTAAAGTTCCTTTAGCGAATTTTCCCGCAGTTGATGATGGTTTATCTCCTTTAGCTTCAATGTCGGATAAACTTAAACTTTTATAAAGTTTATATGCGTTTACCGTGGCGGTAGGATTTTCACCCTTTGGGTCGTAAAGTTTACTAAACTTATCTAAACTTTCGTCAGCCGCCCTTTTTAATTCTTTGTCTGTTGGCATACATATAAATAGATTAGTTAGAGTTTTCTAATTCCATCATGAATGAAATAAAATATTTTCTAACATAGACTGGCATTGACATAATATCCCCATATGAAAACCCTCTTTTCACTAAAAATAGTATCTCCGTTAATTGATTGCGCTTATAATCCGTAGAAAGGGCGAAAAAACTCTACCCCAAACCCAATTTCAAATTGGATTTCTTCTCCTGAAGGGGTCGTTGTTTTTTTGTTTAAATTAATTCCAGGTTTTTTATCGTTGATAAATTTCCTGAAACTTTGGGAATCTTTTATTGGTAAATTTTCAATTAGGTTTCTGATATTCATAATATCTCTGTTACCCTTAATTGATTTAATCATGAATTCAAGTTGTTTTGTAATAATTGGTGCAACACCGTTACCGTTCCAACTCTTTTGAATTTCTTTTATCTCTAATTCTTGTTTCTGTGTTAAAAATTTAAAAGTAATATCGATTTTACTTTTCTCCATAAAATACGAATATTCCCCATTTGCATCAGGAACCAAATCAAATGGTTTGAAATCCAACGAACTTAAATCAACCTCAATATCAAATGTCTTATCTGTTTTTGGGTCGTTTAATGTTAATTTATATTCCGTACCAAATGCGGTGTTTCTTAAAAATATTAAAATCGCTTGTTTATCCTCTTCAATTAAATCATCTACATTCATATCTCTGTCCAAAACTTTTCTTTTTAAAAGTTCTGTAACAATTTGATTTGTCTGTATTAAATTTGGTGCCGCCAATATGTTTTCATCCGCAGCAGTTAAATAAGAAATTTTGAGTGATTTCTTGTTGTTGGCGTAGTAAATCCCTCGACTAGGTAATTCTACAACGTCATATGCGATTGTTGGGTCAATTTTATATTCTTCCATAATATAAGTTTATACTATAATTACAAGAAAGTAAAGTTTATAAATAAAAAAACCGATATCCCATTTCTGAGTTATCGGTCTTATGTATGAAAAAAATGTAATATTAATAAACTTGAATACATCTATCCATTCTTAAAGAAGCTTGGATAGTTGCAATATCGTCTCTTGAGTAGTCCAAATCTCCAAAGTTCAATCCTGTTAAGAAAGTACCTTGTAAAATCCATTTTTCAACCACAACACCTGTTGGGTCTAACATCTCAAGTTCAATGTCTTTTTTATAACCAGCAGCATATCCCATACGACCTGTAACTGATTCAGCATGTAAACGGAACCATTCCATTAACGCTTGTGATGCAGAAGGACCGATTGGGTCTTTAAACGTTACAGACATTTCCTCCCACTCAAATCTACCCGCCACGTATGTTGAAGTATTCAAGAATGGTATCTCTACTGATTTTATTTTTGCTTTTGGTCTAGATGTTGAGAACACATACCATTCATTAATTCCCAATGAAGATGGAAATCTTAAGATAAATCGGTTTGTTCTTTTCGGTTCATATGGAACCGGCATTTTCATTAGTAAATCTGCCATTTTGTATTTGTTAAATTTTTTGTTATTTTATACTTACTTATAAATATATCTATATTGGAAAATAATTTATTTTTACTATTTTTATTAAAGTACTTGATAATGTCAATTATTTTTCGTAGTTTTTTACAGGCTCCAGTATCTAGTTCCAGTATAAACTCTTATATTTCTTTATTAAATATAAATACTTAAATAACTAGTTCTAGAATATACTAGTATATACTGGGCCGAGTATACATTCATTTTTCTCGTAAAACGTTCCACGTGGAGCATTCCACAAACAAAAAAGGAGGTCTTTCGACCCCCTTCTTATTTATATCTCCTTTTAGATTAGATATTTTCAAATGAAGCTCCTGTTGGAGTAATAATGAATTCTAAATCAATAAATTCAAGAGAACGAGTTGGTTTGATATAAATCTTACCTCTCAATGTGTTAGCATCAATATCTTCAGGAGAATTTGATACACTTACACGGAAATCAAAAAGACCTCTCTCTTTCTTAATTGCTTCCAAAATTGGATTTACCAATCTTAAGAATTCTTGTCTTACTTGGTCATCGTTTTGTTCAAACAACAATCTAACTGCAACAGCTGAAATTAACTTTCTTGCTCTCAATAGTAATCTTCTTACGTTAATTCTATCTAAAGCCGATTCTCTAACTTGTAACGTTTTGTTACCCCATATAATGGTACCTGTATCAGAGAATGTTGCGATTGGATTAATTCTGTTCTTGTATAATTCATCTCTTTCATCAAGAGTTAATTTTTTAGTTGCTTTAATTGCATTTACCAAACCTCTTGAATAACCTGCTACCGCGAACCAAGGATAAGAAACGTTATCTGTCAACGCAATGTTTCTAACAACCTCACCTGTTGGTGGGATATATAGTTGAGTTGCGTTATCTGTGTCTCTTACTTGAATCCAAGGCCAATATGTTGCAGAATAGTTAGAATCAATTCCTTGTTCTTCTAAATCTGAAATAACATTCGCTGAAGCTGATTCATTAGGAGAACCAATAATATAAATTGAATCCGCTCTATCATTTTCAACCATATCAATAGCTTGTGTAACTAAAGATGAGTGGTCAAAGAAATTGATACCTGGAGTTGCAAATACGTTAATATTAACAGCCTCAGGGTTGGCGAATGTTTCAATACCCTTTAAATAAGCGTATAAATCTGAGTTAGCGGTACCAAATGCGGTTCCAAATAACCCTCCATTAGTTGTATTACCTGATGTGTATGTATTTTTTCCAAAAACATACGCGTCTGTGTTTGTTCTTGTTTGTCTATAGATATCCCAACCATCATGACCACCACAAGCTGCAAATGTGAATTTACGATAGTTAATAGATGTTAATTTATTTCCATCTCCACCACTTTGACCCTCTAAATCATATGGAGTACATTGATATGTTGTTCCTGTGATTGAGGATGCGTTTGTTGACAAATGGAATCCATTGGTATAATTCATTGTAGAACCCGTACCTTTATATTTAAATAAATCACTATCAAAACTATGATAACCATCAGAAGATAAACCTAATGAAGTTTTTCTATATTTGTCACCACTACTTGTCAATCCCGTATAACCTGAAAGAGTGGCTCCTGTGTATATTGTATCTCCAGCATCAAAAAATTCAGTTTTATATAAAACACTACCTAACGTAGCCCCTGAGATTGTTGCTCCTGCAAATCCTTTAAATCCTGCAGGAAATGCATCGACAGGTGCGTTATCACTCATTGATAACATGATATATTTTGAATTTAATGAATATTCACCATCAGATGTTCCAATTTTTCTTGCGATATAACCTGCAACATCTGGATTCATACTACATCTTGTAAACTTCTCCAACGCAACCATATTCTCATCAGAGTCATTAAAATCACGAACTAATAAATCAAATTCTCCAGTATCTAAATTGATATTTTGTATCGTTATTTTAACCTCAATATTTGCGGTATCCCCGTCTGAAATTGTAATGACATCAAATAATTCGTCAACTTTACCACCTCTTACTTCTGAAACTACAGTTGGTGAAATGGCGGCTAATTTAGATAAATCATCTGCGTCATACCCATCAGCAAAATTATTACCTTCAGCGTTATATACCTCAGTTAAACTTAATCCACTAATTGAACCATTACGGTAAAGGTTTAAATTTAAATTTGGATAAACTTCATGTACGTAAAGTGGTACATCACCATAAGCCTTATCAAACGGTGCGGTTCCTAATACTTTAGTTATATATTTTGGAGATGTTGTATCTAAACTA